GCGCGGCGGCCACGGCGCGGCGTGCGTCGTCGTCGGTGAGCGCAGCCTCGATCGAATAGCGGGCGAAGCAACAGGGACAGGTCATCTGCATCAGGGCCTTTCCTTCCGTGCAGCATGTGGCCACTCGATGCCTTTCGGCATCACGGTCAACCCCTGTTGGTTGAGCGAGGCCGCAATGACTTTCTCATCGATGGTGATGTTGATTTTTGTCCCGCGGAGGTGACCGATGTGATAGCCGATCATGCCGGCGAGTGTGGCAACGTAGATGAGCAATCCGACATAGGCGAATCCAAATACCATCATGTGCCTCGTTTGCGTCGGTTCGCGTCGTAGACGAGCGCCGCCACCAGGCGGCGCAGCTGATCCTCGCTGCACCACTCGAAGCGCTCCACATGGAACATCCGCTTCGCCATGCCATCACCGTAGGCATCCACCCGGCCGGCGGCGGCGAGCATGGCGCGCACTTTGCCGATGAGGCCGGCCTTGCCCTCGGCCGGCTGCGTGCGGCCGCGGCGCTTGAAGCGCGCGCCGCAGGCGCGCAGGTGGTCGAGCACCCGGCGGCGCCCGGCGTCGTCGAGATCCTTGGCCGAGCGCACGCGGGCGACGGCCCAGAGCATGTCGCGGTAGCCGTCGTCGTCCATGCCGATCTGCTGCGCGCCGATGTGGATGGCAGCGAGCTCGCGGCGGCGGGCGTCGGGGGCGGCCTTCATGCGAAGTGCTTCCGGTAGAGGCGCTCGATGACCTCGATCTGCGCCGCCGACAGGCCGCCGGTGCGCTCGCCGTCGCTGGTCCATGCCACGACGCTTTCGATGAAGCGATTCTCCCAATCGTTCACATCCTTCGTGCCGGCGAGCCCGGCGAGCTGCTTGATCATCTGGCCGACGGATTTCATGTCTGCGTGTCCTGCGCGAGCTCGATGCTCTCGTTGTTGGCGATCAGGTGACGCTTGAGCGCCGCGAAGGAGGTCCAGTAAGGACCGCGGGCCTCAATGTGTTTGCTGGCCATCTCTTCCTTCATCGTCTTTGGCAGCTTCAGCTTCGCGAGTTTCGCTCGGTTGTACAGATACAGCTTCTTGAGCGGCAGGAACCGGCGCGCTTCCTCGCACCATTCGCCGGCCTCGTTTTTCGATAGCCACACACCGCGATTGAACCCATTGACGAACGGTATGATGGCGTAACGCAGCGCGGCGACCGCCTGCACCTGGAGCGTCAGCTCATAGCCGTCGACGCGCAGCCTGGCTTCGCCCCAGGGATGGTTGAGCTTCGCTTCCACTTCCTTCCACTGCCCGGGCGTCATAGTTCACCAATGACTCGGGCCATGTTCACGCGGCTGACGGCCATGCCCATGTACTCGGCATGACATCCGTCGAACCGGTTCGGCGACCACCAGTCGCGGCGCTTCATACAGTTTTCGATGGAGCTGTGCAGATCGTCCTCATGCTTTCCAGGACACTCAATCCGCACCAGCTCGCCGTTGTCCATGACCAGATCAACAAACACGCTTGTCATATCGCCGCCTTGCTCTGATGTCATACGTCCGCTCCGGTGGCGAGGTACGCCTGGAACGCCGCGCGTGCCGCGTTGCGTGCGGCCATGAGCTGATCGAGGATCTGCCTGTCGCCGACCGAGTAGACGTAGTCGTCCAGCGCGCGCTGGGCGTCGGCCAGCAGGGTTTCGAGGATGCGGTTGGTCTCGCTGCCGTTGGCGGCGACAGGCTTCGGCTGCCGCTTCACCGGCACGGATGCCGGCGGCTTGCCGGGGGCGGCCTTCGGCGCGCGTTTGCTCTTGGCCGCCGGCGCGGAGCCGCCCTTGCCGGGCAGCGTGTAGAGCCTGTCGTCTCGCTGCGCGACGGCGCCGTTTTTCTTCAGGTGAAAGAGCGCGTTGCTGAGCTGCTGGCGTTCTTCGAGGACATCGATGCATGCATAGATTTCGTCGAAGGATTTCGGGCCGCCGGCCAGTTTCTCCAGCACCTGGTTGCGGATGTGCTCGTTCTCTTCCATGCGCTGCTGCTTGTCTTTCATTTCTTCACCTCGCAATGGGAAAAATTAAAGCCCCTTACGGGGGCCGGTCGGCGCAATCACCTGGGAGGAAAAGCGGCTGGACCGCTGCAGGCTTGCGTTGCCGGTGTTACTAGCGCGACCGCCGGCTGCGCGCACCACGAAGAGCTTTCGATAGACTCCCATCACCCTGTCGACGTAGCGCTGGTTCGGGATCGCCTGGCCGGCCGGCGTGTGGCGCGCCGCCCAGGAGTTGTAGACGGCGATGCCGCGCTCGAAGCCGAAGACGCGCAGGTTCCAGGCGAGGATCTGCGTGCCGAGGCGCACGTTCGTGCGGGGATCGAGCAGGCGCTCGCGCGTGATGCCCACCCAGCCTTCGACGTCGAAGCGATTGGTGCAGCGGCCCTGCGCATCCTCGGCGCAGTGCAGCTGCATGAGGCCGATGGACGGATCGCGCCGATTCTCAGCTTTCGGGTTCTCGCTGCTCTCGACGATGGCCACGGCTTTCACAAGGCGCCAGTCGACGCCGTAGGCGGCGCCGGCCTCGCGATAGAGCGCGTCGTAGCGATCGCCGGCCGCGGCCGTGGCGGCGGCGAGCGTGAGGACCAGGGCGAGCAGCGCGCGCGTCATATTCGGGGTCACGCCCGCGCCTCCGACGACAGCCGCCTCAGGCGGCGCTCGATCGCCTGGCGCACGGTGGCCTGCAGGCCAGATACCTTGAGCGCCGCGCGGCACTGCGCGGCGTCGAACGTCTTGCAGGCCTCGATGCGCGAGGCGGCGTCGACCGTTTGGACGCCGGGGCCGAGCGCCGGGCACAGGAACGGATTCATGCCGCTACCATGACGCCGGCCACCGCCTCACCGTCTTTCAGGATCGCGTCCACCATCTTTTCGATCTCCGAGCCCGCGACCTTGACGACGACCTCGTCGCCGTCGCCGACGATCTTGATGCCGAGGCGCTTGAGGTCGGCGGCCGTGAGATCGTAGACCGCCGGCTTGTGGACGCTCTTGACCGTGCGGATGAGCAGCTCGACCTGATCTGCGGGCAGGAGCTTCTCGATGCGCGCGACGACCTTTTCCTCGGCGTCCCACTCGACGCGGCCCTTGCGCTTGGTGAAGCCGATCTTGATGCCGTGGAAGAGCTGCGTCTTGGGTTTGCGGAAGAGCTGCGGGTTCTCCTCGACGGCCTGCGCGAGCTGCTGCTTGAGCGCGGCCGCCACGGCGACGGACTCCTTGATGGGGCCGAGCATGCGGCGCTTGAGTTCGCGGATGCCGGCGTCGAGGATCTCGACGTTCTCGCCGAGCCGTTGATGGCTCTCGGCATAGCGTTGCGCGAGGGCTTCGATTTCAATCAGGGTCATGGCTACACCTTGAGGTTGACGGAGGCCTTGAACTTGACCTTGTGGCCGGCCGGCACCTCGATAGCCTCGCCGGTCTTCGGGTTCCGGCAGGTGCGCGCCTTGGTGGCGACGAGCTTGAAGGTGCCGAAGTTGGTGATGCGCACTTCGTCGCCGCGATCGAGCGCCTCATGGATCGCGCCGAAGACGTGGTCGACGGCGGCCGCGGCCTTTTGCTTGTCGAAGTCGAGGCCAATGAGTGAATTGATGAGGTCTTGCTTGTTCACAGGGTTGTCTCCTTGGTTGGATGGGACTTGAGCCAGAGTTGGTACGGCGCTTTCTGTTTCTCCTGCTCGATGCAGGACAAGATGGCGCGCGCGGCGGCGTCCTGGTCTGCCGGGCTGACGGCCCCGAAGGTCAAGCCGCGTAACAGTTGTTCGATCGGCGCGGCGTGCTGGTTGTCGAAATAGATGACCATTGGCATGTCTCAGGTGGGTAGGTGGAGCTGCCCGCGCAGATCGGGCAGCGAGATCCGCTTCATGGCGGCGATCTGCTTGAGCGAGGTCATCGCGCGCTCGTGCAGGAACACGCAGGTCGCATCGAGCTCCTCGGCATTGGCGGCGAGGAAGTAGCCGTTCTCGGGTGTGGCGCAGACGTGGTGGCCTTCGAGGCGCAGCTGCACCACGGCCTCGCGCAGCTGGCGCGTGAGGATCGAGGTGTAGAGTTTCGACTCCGGCTCCGCCTGCGCATGCAAGCAGATCTCGCGCGTCAGCTGCTCGGCGGTGGCGCCGTTCTCCCGGCCGATATGGCGGGAGAGCACCGAGAGCACGGTGGCGGTGCTGAGCGCGCTCATCGGCTACCGCCTTTGAAATGCACGAAATCACTGCAGCGGATCTTGCAGTCGATATGCTGCGGTCCGTTGATTGCGTGGCGCACATCGGCCTCCGCACCGATCGGCACGTCCGGATATCCCGGCAGGCGCGCGGATGGCACCTCGACCGTGGCCGCGACCTTCTGGCTGCAGGCCGGGCAGACGCCCTCGACCAGGTGATGGTCGGTGACGCCGCACAACTCGCAGATGCCAATGCGCTCCGGGAACTGCGTGCAGACGTAGGTGCGGGTCATGCGCCACCTCCGGTTCGAGGGCGGCATGTAATAAACGGAACAAAGCATTCGACACGTCCATCGTCGTGCACGACCTTGAAGTGCTGCTTTTCGCGGTGCGGGCACGTGACCATCGAGCTGAACTGCTGGCCGTTCGGCGGCGCGAGCGTCTCGATGGGTTGCTGGCAGTCCGGACAGGCATATTCCGTCAGAGCTGCTCCGCTCTTTTTCAGGCGCGCAATATGCGCGTCGTACAAAGCATTGAGGTTGCTCATGACGCGAGCTTCCGCACTTCCCACTGCACCTGGACGCCGCACAGCGGTGCCGCGAGGATCGACGCGTGCGCCGCGCGCACGATCGCGGCGCCGCGCAGCGAATCGCACCGGGTGGTGTATTCCACCCAGACGACCGGGTTGCGCGGGCCGATCTCGACCCCGGCCAGCACGAACCCGCGGCGCGACAGCTCCTGGGCGGCCTTGAGCACCACCTGCAGGCGATCGAGCATCTGGGCGTTGTGGATGGACACTTCGGTGATGGATTGCATGCTTCCTCCTAGCAGCCGCGCGAGCGCGCGCCGGTTTGGTGGTCGACGACCTCGGTGCAGGTCACGTGCTGCCCGTCGATCACGCTTTCGTAGACGGTGATGGTGAGGCGCGGCGGCGGCGTGGCGCGATCCGGCGCGAAGCGCGCGGCGAGCGCGACCACCGCGCCGCCGCAGAGCGAGATGGTCAGGAGCGACACCAGCAGGGCCGGCAGCGAGAAGCCCTTCTGGCGCGCGTGCTGGCAGCCGCCGTTGCAGGCGCGGTAGAGCCGCACGCGCATGGCGTTGACCGCGCTGAAGCGCTGGCGCTGGTGGTGCAGGCAGCGGTTGAGCGGCAGATCGCCGAGCACCGGGCAGGCGACGGTGGCGTTGAGGTACGCGCCGCGCACCGCCTTTTCCACGGCCGTTAAATCGCCGGTGTAACGGTTCTTTAAAACCTGGTTCACGACCGCGCTGGAGTAACGGATCTGCTCGGCCACCTTCTTCTGGCTGGTGCGATCGCACTCCTCGGCGAGCAGCTGCACCCATTCCGGCGGGCGCTCACCCCAGGCGGCGAGCACGTTCTGCGAGGCGACGGCGCTCATGCCGCCTCCTTGGGCCACACGACCTGCTTGAGGTTGGGATCGAACACCTGGCGCACGCGCTGCAGCATCGGCGCGCGCGGGCCGCTGTAGCGGCTCACGACGAACCGGTAGCGCTCGGGTTTGCCGGGACCGCCGGGCACGGCGGTGACGAGGTAGCCGGCGAGCCGCAGGAGCTGGCAGTACTTGCGTGCATCCTCGCGGTGGACCTTCACTGCCTCGGTGCTCGCGATATTGGCGAGATCGACCCAGCTGAACTCGCGCAGGATGCGCATGGTGCGCCACATGGCCTCGCGGGCGAGGCCCTGCGTGACCACCTCGCCGTTCTTGCGCACGCGCGGCGCTTCGGCGCCGGTGTCGCGCACCAGCCGGTACTTGAGCGCCAGAAACTGGTTGGCGACGTAGGTGATGCGCTTCTTCGCGCTGTCGTCCTCGGCGCGCTCCAGATAGCCGGCGCGCTCGAGGCCCAGCACGTAGGTGCGGATCGTGCCGGGCGCGATCGAGGTCTTGGCGGCGAGGTCGCTCACGGTGAAGCGCTTGCGGCGGCGGATCTCGGCCCAGAGCGCCTCGCGCGCATTGAGGTGCGCGCCGGCGGTGAGGTGTGCGGGTTGGCGCGCCATCAGCCGAGCCTCCGGGCCGGCGCCTCGCCGGTGTAGAGCTCGCGGCTGGCCCACTCCTTGAGGCCGACCGACTTCCAGCGCTCCTTGCTCGCCTCCTGCTGCACGAGGTCGAGGTTCACGCAGATGCGCCGGGCGGCGCCGCGCGCGACGTCGGTGATGCGCCGCAGGAGATCGTCGCGGATCTCGATCTCGGCGGCATAGAGCTTGCGCAGGTGGCGCGCGTCATCGAGCGCGGCCGGCTGCGCCGGCACCCAGGCGAGCATGCGGTTATGGAAGCGCTCCCAGGCCTTGAGCTTGGCGGCGAGCTGCTCCTCGCCCAGGATCAGGATCGCGGCGCCCGAGCCCTCGTGGATGTCGCGCACCACCTCGACCGTGCCGGCCTTCACCAGGTGGTCGAACTCGTCGATGA